TTGTCCTTTTGTTAGTGTTATCATACTAAAAAAACCCCACCCAATAGGGCAGGGCTATAAATTTAATCAATGAAAAAGTATTAACCTGCAGTTTCCAAAGTAGCAGCTATGTTAGCCGGTACTACTAAGAAATCTTCACGCTCAACTGATGTTAAAGTCAGCATAGCACCATTTCTATCACCTGCAGCAGTTCCGCTTCCACTCTCAGCAGTATCTACAAACAAACCGAACTCTTTACCATAAAGGCGGAAAGTTCCATCCATTTCTTTAGTTACTACAGTCAAACGATTTTTAGCTAAAGTGCTGATTAAGTTTCTTACTGTCGCAGTTCTGCTATTGATAGGAAACATAACTTGGTGAGTAAAAAATATAGTTCCGTTTTCTTGACTACCAGTTAAGTTAGTAGAAGCAACCGCAGTTTGACGTGGTACCTCTATTTTGTAAAATCTTTTACCTGAATTTTTTGTAAGAGCGGTCACAGTACCTGAAGTTTCAGTTACACGAGAAACCCCTGAAGCATCGTAAAGAGCAGAGTTTTCAATAACGTAAACAACCTCCACGCCACCTACTGACTCTCTACAATCTATTGCGTAACCGCTTGATAAAGCACAAGGCATAAAATTATTTTTTAAATAGTGAAGGAGCGGCAGTATTTAAACTACCGCCCCGATTAATTAGATAAGCGCTTTGAAAGCAACACACTCAGTTGGGAATGCTACGTTCACACCCATTTTGAACTCAACACGATATCTTACTTCGTTGTCATTTTCGTTATAGAAGAGTTTATATGAATTTTCTTCGTCAACCAAATCTACTGCGATAGCGATGTTAGAAAGAGAGATAGCATAAGCATCACCCGTTCCGTTCAATCCATTAACCGCAACAACTTCAATGTTAGTACCCGGCAGGATGAAAGATTTAGCTTGACTATCTTGTGGATTGTAAGCAAACAAATTCTCTGCTCTGTAAGCCAAAATCAACAAACGATACCAGTCATTACCTACAAAGATTTTAACATCTCCTTTGTCTATAATTGAAGTAGGGATAGCTCTGTAAACTCCTTCAGTTGCAGCGATTACGTTTGAAGCAGAAACAGTTGTTACAACACCACCACTTACAAAACCTGAAGTGTTAGCCAGTACAGGTGAACTTGCATCTATGAGCTTGATAAGACCATCAAATTTGTTAAGGTTTGCAGTTGCAGAACCAGTATCACCTTGCCATAGCGCAGTTTCTAATTGAGAAGCAATACGTACGTTTTTCTTGTCAAGATAAGCGGCTTGGAAATCTGCATTAGAAAAGTCTTCATATGTGCTGCCCGCCTTGAGCGCCTCTTGGGTAAAAAACGACTCGAGGTCCTTAACACATATGGCTTCCTCGATTTTAATTTTGCCCACTGTAATCGTGCGTTGTGTGAAAGTAGTCGTGCCACTTGGATTCCAACCGCAAGACTGGGTACCAAATACTGCGTCAGTATCCATTAAAGGAATAGCCACAGATGATTTAGCGTTAGGAATAACGATACCGCCATCCTTAATTAATTGTTGTGTTTTTGCACCAAATACCGCACTTGTCAAAAGTGGTTTTACTAATTGTTTGGTATATGCACTTAAACCCGGAAATGATAATGCCATGATTGTTTATTTTTAAAATTTAATTGAATAAAATGTCGTATGATTTTTTCTTTTCTTCTTTGAAGTTGCTAACCACTTGAGCAGCAGGGTCTACCATTCCAGTAGGTGCTTCGCTTAACTCTTTAGTAAGATTAATCAACCCCTCTATGATAGTTGTTGCTTTAGATAATTTCACTTCGTAATCAGCAAAACGTGTTTCGTAAGAAGCGAATTTAGCTTCGTAACTTGAAAACTTTTCGTTTGTTACTGATTCAAAAACAGAGAATTTAGCTCCCATATCTTCAGCAGCAGGTGCTACCGGAGCTTGTTCAGGTGCTTCAATTTCAGTGATTGCACCATTTTCGCCTACTACGATTTTAGTTCCGTCGCTCAATTTGTGTTCACCAACTGGAGCAGGTACGTCGTTAATTGTAACGATTCCGCCTACTGTCAATTCAGTTATCTTTACAGGCGTTCCATCTTCCAAAGTTGCATCCATCAAAGCAACTGGAGCAGGTTGACCAACTAATTCGTTGAAAGTCAACTTCAATTTTTCTATGATTTCTTTTGCTTGCATAAGTTTGTATATTATAATATGTCAGATTTAGTCAATTAGTTCATTTAAGAGTGCAGATATTTTTTTGAGTGCCTGTTCTTCAGGTGTAGTTGGCTCATCGTAACTAAACAAACCCTCTACCGAAAACCCTCTTAAATTGCCATCTTTAATTTGTTTCCATACATCGGGATTCTCTACATAGAAACTACCAAACCAACTACCATCTGCAACATCTTTAAATTGCTCCATTGGTAATATTCCTCTTTTCTTATCCACTATAAAAGATTCAAACATCGTTACCCCTTCAACCTGCATTTTCGGGTCGTGCATCAGATTGACATTCATTTGATATTTTTTCTTTGAGAATTTAATGGCTATCTGCTTAATAGTTTCTGCACTAAACTTTACATAGTGTTCGCCCATCTTGTCATTGTTTCTGTAGATAAGTTGGTCAGCCACCATAAGTGGTCCGGATACGATTCTCTGTTCTTCGTTTACTATTTGAAAGCTTGCACTTAAATTAGGTTTTGAGGTTGTGCTTAAATTAGTGTTTGATTCTTTATCAATCTGCTCAAGTTTTCTTTGCGCCCATTCTACACCGGCATCACCACCCCACGCTAACCACATCAAACGTCCGCATCCATCTCCTAATTCTTTTTGAGAATTTTGTCTGTGCCTTTCAAATGCTGCCATACGTGCAATGGTTTCTCTGCTTATGCCTTCACCATTTGCTAATTGGTTTGCTCTTATTTTTCCTACCGGAGTGCCACATTCACCCCATCCATTTTCCTCTGCCCATCTCAAAGCTATCTTTGCATTTTCTGTTGCTTCTTTTGGATAGTCATTATACGATTCAGCGAATTTAGAAAAGTGGTTATCCCATATTGAATAGCAAATAGCAGCGGCTTGCTCTTGGTCTTTGCCTTCGCTAACTACATACTCAATACAACGTGGAATAAACTCCGTTTCATTCTCACCTTTGCTCGGTTCTATAAATTCATTTCTGAACATTAAAAAGTCCTTCATTATGGCAGGTTCATCCACAAAACTTATGACTGATACCTCGCTATCATCCTTTAAGGATTCATTGATTTTTAATTCGTAAATTGGTAACATAATATTTATTTTTTTAGTTAATTCTTAATTAATACGTGCTGCTCTGTTTAATCTTTGTATTCTTTCCTGACTTCCTGAAACATCGGACTCTAAAACAAAAGCTCTACTGGTTGCGGATGCTAATTGATTTATTTGCCCTTGGTTTAAATTAGTTGTTTGAATTTGTGGTGTTAATGGAGCGTTAACAGATGGCAAAGATGGACTTGTGCCACCGCCACCTCCACCTCCCGGTAGTCTTGTTGCTAATATTGATTTGACTGATTTAATACCACTTGCTACAATAGCTGCTACATTCACAATCTTACTGATAGTTCCAATAGGTTCTGGCAAAGTTGACTTTGCTCTCAATACTTCAGTAGCACCTAACCATGTGTTAATTGTGGCTTGTGCAACTGCTAATCCTTTACCTACCGCAGTTTCCTTTCCTATAATTTCAGAAAGTTGCCCCATTGCATCTCCTATGGCTTTTGTAGTAGCCACCTTTTGAGCCGCTTCGTCTTGAGCAATTTTTATCCTTGCATCTGCATTTTGTTTTTCAAATTCTGTTTTAGCCGCTTCGCTTTCAAATACTATTGAATTAATTGAATTTTCTCTATCTTGAACGGCTTGTAATCTTTGTTCAAAAGATAAGTCTTGATTATTGGCATTTTGTAAATCTAATGCCGCTTCATCTGTTAATTGTTTCTGCTTATCTTCAAATGCTTTTTGCCTTTTTTTATTAGAGTTTTCAGCTGCTTTGTTAATATCTTCCTGTGCTTTTTGCTGTGTCTTATCAGCTTGCTCTTGTTCTAACTTTGCAAGTTCTAATCCATATTGCTTTTCATATTCTAATTTTAATGCAGTTTTTTGAGCAGCGGTTTTATCCGATTGTTGTAAATCTAATTGTTGATTCTCAAACTTTATTCTTAATTCCTCTTTAGCTCTAAAATCTTCATCTTTAATTCCATCTAAATAAGTTTTATTTTTAGCATCTCTTAACTCCTTATCAAATGCTTTTTGCTTATCTAAATTTTGTTTAGCTAACTGCCCTTTCTTATCATTATCAGCTTTTATCTTATCATTTTCTTTTTGCCTTTCTTCATTTGATTTATCAGTCCTTTCTTTATCGGATGCAGCTATTTCTCTATTTGCTTTATCTCTCGCTTCTGCAATGAATTTATTTTTTTGCGCTTCACTTAATGTTTCATCAGCTAAAAACTCATTTTGTTTTTTCTTAAAATCTAAATTAGCTTTAATCTTTTTTTGAGTATATTGGTCATATTTATCAGCGTTTAAATCTAAAAATCTCTCTGTATCTTTTATTGCTTTCTCGTTGTCTTTAATTAGTTTTTCAGTTGCCCTACCTGCTTCACTTGTGACACCAACAAAATCAGTAATCTTATTAACTAAACCGCCAATGAAATCAGCGACTGCACCTAAACCCGGAATAAGATTTAATACTACCTTTTTAACCTTATCAAAGTTTGCTATTAATAAACCCAAACCAACCACCAACAATCCAATACCTGTTGAAGCAATGGCCCCCTTTAAAGTACCAAATGCTTTAGTAACATTCCCTTTTATTAAAGTACCTAAATTTTTAAATGAATCCCTTGCTTCTAGTACAGAGTTTAAACCCTGACTTAATGCCATTGCTCCCTGAACTTTAAC